AGTTGAAGAATATTCAGCTGCAGCGGCAGCAACAACAACGGTAACGGTAAGTTAATTATGGCAACATACAAAGAATTACATGGAAGATCAATTGTTCCAGCGAGTTCAAACCCATCTACATCAGGTGATGCGGGTAAGATTTTTTATAACTCAACAGATAATACATTTAAAAGTATTGTAACACTTGCAGCATGGACTAGCGCAACAGCCGCTCCTTTTGGTGTTAAAGCAGCTGGAGCAACTGGTCCTCAAACTGCTAATTTAGTTTTTGGTGGATATGGTCATCCAACTTCCCCTTCAGGAATAACCACTACGGCAGAGTATAATGGATCTGGTTGGAATACTGGTGGGAATATGAATGGTGCAAAAACTTACGTAGGTTCAGCAGGAACACAGACTGCTGGTTTAGGTTTTGGAGGACTTACTAACCCTGCTGGTCCACCTTATAGATCGAATGAAACAGAAGAATATAATGGAACAAGTTGGTCAGAACAAAACAATTTAAATAATCGTAGAGGTCAAGGAGTAGGAACTGGGTTACAAACTGCAGGTATGTATTCAACTGGAGATGGTGGTCCACCAGATTATTCAACTTACGTGGAAAATTATGATGGCACGTCTTGGACAAATGGAACAGCGAATAGTTTAGGAAGACGTGTAGGTTCTGGTAATGGAACTCAAACTTCTACAATTATTATTGCAGGTAATATAAACCCATCGGATGCACTAACTGCTTTAACAGAAGAGTGGAATGGATCTTCTTGGTCAAGTGGAGGTTCTGTAAACACTGCTAGAAAAGGTGGTATGGCTTCAGGAGCAAGTCAAGACTCATCTCTTTTCTTTGGTGGAACCGCAGCACCTGGAGTTTCAACAGCCACGGAAGATTATGATGGATCATCTTGGACAACTTCACCAGCAACTATGGGAACAGGAGTAACAGACAACCAACAAGGTGGTGGATCAAATATAAACACAGCCGCTATAGTAGCAGGTGGTCCACCCGCTTATACTCAGACACAAGAATACAACAAATCAGTTAACGCAATTACACAAGCGGCATGGTCTAGTGGTGGAGCTTTATCAACTGGAAGAGAATCTATGTCAAGTGCTGGAACTCAAACTGCAGCATTAGCGGTTGGTGGTAGAGTTGGACCTCCTGGAGCATCAACAGCAGTTGAAAGTTATGATGGTAGTTCTATGTCTTCAGCACCTACTTTAAATACAGCACGACAATATGCAGGTGGATGTGGAACTCAAACTGCAGCAATTACATATGCAAATTATCCAGTCTCAGGAGCTACTGAAGAATATGATGGATCAAGTTGGGCTACTCAACCAAATTCTATGTCTACAGCTAGAAGATCTTTTGCAAGTTTTGGAATTCAAACAGCAGCATTAGCTGCAGGTGGAACAACAGGACCCGCTGTACAAACTTCAACAGAAGAATATAATGGAACGTCTTGGTCAGGAGGAGGAGCATTATCTACAGCTAGACAATATTTTGCAGGAGCTGGTATAGAAACTTCTGGTTTAGTTTTTGGTGGATCAGATAATCCTAATTCAACCAAATATACTAATACTGAAGAATATGGTGGATCTTCTTGGACATCAGGAGGATCATTAATAACAGCAGCTTCTGCTTTAATGGGATGTGGAGAAACTCAAACAGCAGCTTTAGCCTTTGGAGGAAGCACTCCTCCAACAGTAGCTACAACTGTTGGGTATGATGGTACGGCTTGGTCAACAAGACCTTCAATGGGTAGTAATACGCAAGAAGCATCAGGTGCAGGAACTAACATTGCAGCATTATCTATAGGTGGATCTCCTGCTCAAACAGGTGTAGAAGAATTTACTGGAGATACAACTGCAGTTAATGTAAAAACTATTACAACTAGTTAAAAAATATGATATATAAAATTAAAAAAAGGAGGAAGTAACTATGGCACTATTTATGTATGGTACTGCTACAAACACTGGAAAAGGTTTTTTCACTCATGAAGATAGATTAAACTTTTTTCTTAGAGGTTATCCTGCAAACGTTTGGGTCGTTGGTAACAACGAAAAAGGCGCTTTGTGGTTAGCTGAAAAGAACGGTGTTGAAAAGACAAAAGCAGAAGCACAAGCTTTAGTTGACGCTGACGTACAAGCGGCACAAGCGGCTTGGGATGCTTTGTCTGACGAAGATAAAGCAACATCACCAGGTAGACCAGGCGATATAACTCTTCCATAGTAACTAATTATGGCTACTTACGAAGAACTACATGGCAAAAGAGTAGAAGTATTCACAACTGATCCTACTTTAGATTCCAGTTATGAAGGACAGGTATGGTTTAACTCTACTGAAGGAGTTAACAAAACTGTAGTTTCATCTGGTACATGGATTAGTGTTCAAGCTGCTTCAAATGGACGTTCTTCTGCTCAAGGTTTTGGAACTCAAACATCTGCTGTTATGGCAGGAGGTGCTACTGGTCCAGGTAATCAATCATATGTAGAACACTACAATGGAATTGGTTGGGCTGCTGGTGGTGCAATGCCTACAACTAGACAAGACGGAGGTGGTGCTGGAACTGAAACTGCTGGTGTAGTTTGGTGTGGAGAAGGACCGGCTAAATTAAATACTACAGCAGAATATGATGGTTCATCTTGGACAGTTACTAATACTTATCCAATAACTGCAAGAGGAGTAAGAGGGTCAGGAACACAAACAGCTGCATTAGGCGTTGGTGGAGACACACCTTCCCCTGCTGCATCAAATGTATCTGCTGAATATGATGGTTCAAGTTGGACAGCAGGAAATACTTTACCTGGTAATAGAGTTGCAGCAGCTACAAGTGGGCCTCAAACATCTGCTTTAGTTACAACAGGAAAAGACAATACTCCAAACCCTTCAGTATCAAATCTTAATACAGCTTATGATGGAACTAATTGGACAGCTCAAACTGTATATCCTCTTTCTTTAAGACAAGCATCAAGTGTAGGGACAAGCAGCTCTGCTAATTTAGTAGCAGGTGGTGTGGGAGCAGCTCCTTTTGGAGACGCAGTAACTACTGCTGCTAAATGGGATGGTAGCTCGTGGACTACAACTGGATCATTAGGAACAAAATCAACTCACATGGGTTATGCAGGAACATCTACTGCCTCTCTAATATGTGGAGGAGCACAGGATTATCCAAGTTACCCTGGTGTAAGTCAAGAATTTAATCAATCAATTAGTACAATCACAGCTGCAGCATGGTCAGCTGGTGGAGCTTTACCCGCTGCAACTTCTGGTTTAGCTGCAGCAGGAACAACAAACAGTTCAATTTTAGCATGGGGAGGATATAATCCTCCTGGATCAGGAATAACAACTTCACTTTTATATAATGGTACATCATGGACAGCGACACCTAGTTTACCAGCAGCAAGAGTTTATCAATCAGGTAGTGGTACTGCTACAGCAGCTATATCTGGTTCAGGGGGTGATCCACCAGTTACAAATTCAGATGAATACGATGGATCGTCTTGGTCAGCAGGTGGCAGTATGAATACAGGTCGAAGACACTTAAATGGTAATGGACCACAAACTGCTGCTTTTGTATGCGGGGGTTATACTGGAACTACTCCTACGGCTGCTACTGAAGAATATAATGGGTCGTCTTGGTCAAACGGTGGTAATTTAAACACAGCTAGGTATGGAATTTCAGCAGGTGGAAGTGAACCTGCAGGTTTAGCTATGGGAGGTGGACAACCAGGATCTCCGCCAGCTTATAATAATACTGAAGAATATAATGGATCAGCCTGGACTAATGTAACAGCACTTCCAGCAGGACGAGGATATGGTATTGGTTATGGACCACAAACAGCAGCTAAACAAGTTAATGGATATTCTGGAACAGCAAACGTTTCAACTACTTTTGATTATGATGGGACTGTTTTTTCAACTGCAGCAAGCACTGCTACATCTAGACAAGATGGTGCGGGTGGTGGAACTGACAATACAGTAGGAGTTGCAACTGGAGGTTACGCTCCACCCGGTAATATATCTGCAACAGAAGAGTATTCAACGGGAACAGAAACAGTTGCGTCAAAGACATTGACAACTAGTTAAGATAATATATATTGTTGGATGAAAGGAATATTATGACGGAAAAAAGAAATATACATGCACTTATAGAAAAAGAAGCACCGAGCTTAAATAATTTATTAGACCCAAATGATGTGAAGGCGTTTAAAGAAATGACGTTAGAGCTTCGTGACACATGGACTAAGAAACAAGTATTTAGAACAGAAACAGAAATGAGAATGTCTGTTCTTCAAGATATGAAATATCCAACAAAAGCTGCAAAGTATTGGCAGTGTGTTAGAGAACAAAATGTATTTTTAGAAAACTTAATGACTTTATCTTTTGAGTGTAGAAGACAAGAAGCTAGAATTAAATGGTTAGAGAAAAAAATAGAAACTGAAAAAGACGACTATAAATTAACTAAATATCAAATAGATTTAGATGAAGCTAGATATGGTTTAGCTAATATGCAATTAGTTGCAAGAGATCGTATGAGAGAAATTAAACTTTGGTCTACATTAAAAAAAGAGTTTGATGATGGAACGTTTAATACACAAGATGTTAATAGACACCAATTAGATTCTTATCATTTAATAATGAAAAACAAAGCAGAAACACTAACATCAGGTTCTAGTCAGCCTGAAGTATTTAATGTGTTAGGTCAATTAAAGAGTATCGAAAGAGTTAAAAAATCAGGAGAAATGATTTACAATAAGAAAGAGCAATTAACAGATGATCTCGGCGCAAAACCCAAAATTTGATTTTGTATTTTTAGGACAAGCTATTTTAAAATATCAAGTACCTCTAGAAATATTTCATGTAATAAATTCAGTATATGAAAATAAATACTCTGAATTAAAACCTGCTAATAAACAACTTGTTGGTAAAATAGAAAAAGAACATAGTTTGTTTTTTAATGGAGAGAATGGTCCTAAAATGACTAGACATAATTATCTTCCAACAAATGTATTAATGTGGTTTGAGTCTATGTTTAAACATTATTTAAGTTTTAATAAAACAAAAGAATATAAATTACATTTTAATTCTGTCTGGGTTAATCAGATGTTTGAACACGAATACAATCCAGTGCACGTGCATCAAGGAACATTACACACAGGTTTATCTAGTGTTATGATTTTAAAATTACCTAAAAGTTTTGGTGTAGAATATTCAGCATTAGATGCTCCACAAAACGGCAGATTACAAATATTAGGTGCAACTAATGGTCAGTTTGCAAATATAGATTATCAACCTAATATAGTAGAAAGAGATTTTTATATTTTTCCATATGATATGAGACATTGTGTTTACCCGTTTAACGGACCTGGATGGAGAAGAACTCTTGCAGCAAACATGGATGTTGATTATGATCCAATTAAAAATAGAGGAGTAAGTTAATGTACGACAATATACAAATTACAGAACCTAAATGGAAAAGTTGGATAATACAAACAACAACCCCAATATTTACACCAGATCAATGTAGACAAATTATTGAAAGTGGTAGAGCGCAGCAACCACGACAAGCAAAAATTGGTATGAATAAACCTGGAGGTGGCACAGATACGAAGAAAAGAGTTACAACTATATCGTGGATACCTTTTAAAGAAATGGGTCACATGTATGAGGACCTTAATCGTTTTATACAAAAAGCAAATGAAAACCATTTTGGTTTTGGAGACGTTAGAATTACAGAACAAGCACAGTTTACAGAGTATCCTGTAGGAGGGTTTTATGATTGGCATATGGACTGTGATACAAACATGATTCATGAACCTCCTGTTAGAAAAATATCTATGACATTATTATTAAACGATCCTTCAGAGTTTGAAGGTGGGCATTTAGAGATAGGTGCACCAGGTAAATTTGCAGAACTTAAACAAGGTCATGCAATTTGTTTTGCATCTTTTATAAATCATAGAGTTCAACCAGTAACTAGAGGTATGAGACAATCTCTTGTTGTTTGGTTTGGAGGCAAACCATTTAGATGATTAAAGAACAATTTTTTCCAACAACCATATATGGTAAAGATGTAAAATTAAATAATCAAATATTTGCTGATCATATAATTGAGTGGTCTAAACGAGATCCAGGTATTAAAAAAACAAACCGTAACGGTTGGCACTCTACAACAGAAATGCATAAGATGCCTGTGTATCAACCTTTAGTAAATGAATTGTTTGTAATGATGAATGATATATGGAAAGAAGAGTGGTTAGATAGAGAACCTGTGTTAGGTAATATGTGGGCAAATATAAATCCACCTGGTGGATATAATGCTCCACACATACATCCTAATAGTTTATTTAGTGGAGCGTATTATATAAAAGCTCTAGAAAATTCTGGTAAGTTATCTTGTAATGATCCAAGACCAGGAGCACAATTAAATATGCCTACAAGAAAAAAAGGTCAACCACCAAAACATTTGTGGAGAGAAGTTAATTTAGAACCTAAAGAAGGTAGAATTATAATATTTCCATATTATCTTTGGCATTGTGTTGAACCTAATAAATCAAACGATATAAGAATATCAGTAAGTTTTAATTTTATACAAAGAGGATTTGAAAATGCCTTTTAATAAATATCAAGTAATTAAAGGTGCAGTTAGTTATGATTTAGCTAATTTTATATTTAACTATTTTCTTCTTAAACGAGATGCAGTTAAATTTATGTATGACAATAATATTATATATGACACAGGTATGTTGGGAACATGGACTGATAAGCAAATACCTAATACTTATTCACATTATGCAGACCCTGTTATGGAAACCTTATTAGTTAAAATGTTACCTGTTATGGCTAAAGAGACAGGTCTACAATTAGTGCCTACATATTCATATTCTAGAATATATAAAAAAGGTGATGAATTAAAAAGACACAAAGACAGGCCTTCTTGTGAGATATCTACTACATTAAACCTAGGTGGAGACCCATGGCCTATATTTATCGACGGTACGGGGGCTGACAACGTCATAGATGAGCTTAATAATCTACATAAGCCCAATGCACCCAAAGGAACGAAAGTCTTGCTTGAAGTAGGAGATATGCTAGTATATAGTGGTTGTGAACTCGAACATTGGCGAGAGCCTTTTGACGGAAACATTTGCGGCCAAGTATTTCTACATTATAATCATGTAAATGGCCCATTTGCTGAAAAAAACAAATTTGATGGAAGACCCATGCTAGGTCTACCCTCATTTGTAAAATAGTATTATAATGGAGTCGTATGTTACAAAAAATAGGTTTTTTACCAGGTTTCAACAAACAAATTACAGAAACCACAGCTGAAGGACAATGGGTTGATGGAGACAATGTAAGGTTTCGTTATGGCACACCAGAAAAAATAGGTGGCTGGTCTCAATTAGGAGAAAATAAAATGACAGGTGCTGCAAGAGCACTGTTTCATTTAGTTAACAAATCCGGAACTAAATTTTCTATTATAGGAACAAACAGAATTTTATACGTATACTCAGGAGGTGTGTTCTACGATATACACCCAATTAAAACTACAACAACTCTTACAAGTGCATTTACCACAACTAATGGATCGCCGACTGTTACAATAACTTTTAGTGGCGCTCATAGTATTTCAGAAAAAGATATTATTCTTTTAGATAATTTTTCCAGTATAACTAATTCTAATTTTGCAGCAGCAGATTTTGATGATAAAAAATTTATGGTAACTAGTGTGCCATCAAGCACAACTATTACAATTACCATGCCTTCAAACGAGGCAGGGTCTGGTGCAACAACATCTGGTGGTATTAGAGTTCAACACTACTATCCTGTAGGTCCAGCAGAACAATTACCTGGATTAGGATGGGGACTAGGTCAATGGAGTGGTACTGTATCAGGAGAGGCAACAACAACTTTAGTTAATGGTATAACAGACACTGCTACAACCGGAATTACTTTAACAGATGCTTCGCAGTTTCCAACTTCAGGTACAAATTTTATTCAAATAGGAACAGAAGAAATATCTTATACAGGTATTACGTCAGGTGTTTTATCTGGTGTAACAAGAGGTGTAAGAAACTCAACAGCTGCTGCTCACAATGGTGGTGATACAGTTACAAACTCTTCTGATTATATCGCCTGGGGACAAGCTGCATCTGGTGATTTAGTAATAGATCCAGGTATGTGGAGCATTGATGGTTTTGGAAGTAAAGTAATTGCTCTTATACATAACGCACAAGTATTTGAATGGGACTCAGATGCAACAAACGCAACTAATAATAGAGCAACAATTATATCAGGTGCACCAACGGCATCACGAGATATGTTAGTATCTACACCGGATCGTCACTTAGTTTTCTTTGGAACAGAAACAACAATAGGAACACCATCAACACAAGATGAAATGTTTATAAGATTCTCTGACCAAGAAAATATAAATACATATACACCAACAGCAACTAATACGGCAGGTACACAAAGACTTTCTGATGGTTCTAAAATTGTCGGAGCTGTTAGAGGTAGAGATGCAATATACATATGGTCAGACACATCTTTATTTACAATGCGTTTTGTAGGAGCTCCATTTACTTTTGGTTTTGCACAAGTTGGTACAAACTGTGGATTAATAGGACAGAACGCTGCTTTAGAAGTAGATGGTGCTGCGTACTGGATGTCTGAAAATGGTTTCTTTAAATACGCCGGTAGTCTTGAATCTATGATGTGTTTAGTAGAAGATTTTGTTTACGATGATTTAAATACAACTGCGGGACAATTAATAAATGTTGGATTAAATAATTTGTTTGGGGAGATAACTTGGTTCTATTGCACAGAAGGTTCTACTGTAGTTAATAGATGTGTAACATATAATTATCAAGATTCTAGAGCTAAAAGACCTGTTTGGACAACAGGGACACTGGCACGGGGAACATGGCAAGACTCATCTGTATTTGGTTTACCACATGCAACAGAGTATGATGCAGGAAGTAATGCCTCTTATGATGTTGTTGGAAATACAGATGGATGCACAACATACTACGAACATGAAAAAGGAACAGACCAAGTTGCAGGTGGATCTGTAACAGCGATAACATCAAACATAGTATCTGGAGATTTTGATATTACTCAAAGAGTTATACGAGGAACTCAAACTGGTATGCCAGACACTAGAGGAGATGGTGAATTTATAATGAAAATTAGAAGATTTATACCAGACTTTATATCTCAAACAGGTAACACACAGGTTACATTACAATTAAGAGATTTTCCAAATGATGCTAAAACTAGTTCAGCACTTGGGCCATTTACAGTAACCTCATCTACACAAAAAGTAGACACACGTGCAAGAGCGAGACAGATAGCTTTAAAAGTAGCAAATACAGCTGTTTCTCAAAGTTGGAAACTAGGGACATTTAGATTAGATATACAACCGGATGGTAGAAGATAATGGCAAAGATAGTACAAATATTAACAAGACCTAGCGAGGAATATTCTAAACAAGTAGCAGACTCACAAGTTAGAGATTTAGATGCTGTAATACAAAAATTAAACACAACATATCAACAAGAATTAAAGGATGAAGTAGAAGCTCAAAACTTCTTTTTAAATTAATGGCTAATAGTTTTAAAAATAAAAAAGTAGACTTAACCACAACAGATCTTACAACACTATACACAGTGCCAACTGCAACAACTACAGTTGTTAAATCTTTATTAGTAACAGAAGACGCTGGATCAGGAAGTACAATAACTATTACTTTAGTAAATGCTAGTGGTGCTATATTTAATTTATTTAAAGACAAAGCTATAGCATCTAAAGCTACAACAGAACTTTTATCTCAACCCCTTGTAGTAGAGGAAAGTGAGGTATTAAAAGTACAGGCTGCTGACGCGAATGAGCTGCACGTCATAGCTTCAATATTAGAGATACAGCCAAGAGAGGTAACAACATAGTGAAAGATATACCAATAATAGAACCAAAAGAGATTATAGAAACTATTAGCAATCTTAAGACAGGTGAGATATATAAGAACGATGAGGAATGGAAAGCAAAAGGAATTCCTCAAGAAGATATTAGAAAAGACATTAGGGTAATAATGCCTAGTCTTGACTTATTTGGAGAAACTAAATGATATTAGATCCAACAGATCAAAATATAAGAGACCAAGGATTTAACTTTGTACCTTTTGATAGGTATTTAGCAGCTCCTTTTCAACCATCTAATATATCTTTTGATACTAATACTGGTGCAGGAATACCCGCTGCTTTATCTAGACGTACAATGCCAACTGGAGGAGAAGGAATTGGTCCTGAAGTTAATTTAGGTCCAGATGCTCGTGGATATTTAGGTGATTTTGAAACTTTTGATTTTAATAAAAGATACAGTAATCCTACAATACCGACAGCACAACGTGACTATGATATTTATGGAAATAAACTTGAAGAATTTACGCCACAAAATCCGTTTTCTAAAGCAATTGGTAATGTAGTCGGTAAAGGAGTTGATCTTAGTAAAACTATTGGAAGCGGAATATTGTCTGCTGCTGTTGGTGTTCCATTTGCAGGACAACTTATATCTAAAGGATTAGGGGCACTATCAGGTCAATTTGAAAATAGACAACTTGGAGCTCCGATCATAGATGAATTTGGTAATGTTTATGATGAAGAGGAATTAAATAAAATGAATGCATTGGGAGGATACTTTTCAGAAGCTGCTAGATCTAGCAGAAGAAGAAGTTCAAGAATTGCAAATATGCTAGAAAGACAAAAATTAGGTAAAAGAATATCTGAAAAAAATTTAGCAGAATTACAAGCACAAGAAAAGGCGCAAGAGGCTGCAAGACAAGCTGCTTTTGATGCTGCAATGGCACAAGGACAAGGTTTTTATGACTCGTTAAATAGGGGTAGAGGTTCTAGTGTATCTCAGGCATCTAGAGAACAAGCTGGAACTGGGTTTGATTCATTAGACCCAGGATCACCTTTTGCTGATGGTGGCATTGTAGATCTTGTAGATATATATGATTGATTATAATAAAAAAAGGCGTTAAAAAGGTAAAACTATGGCAATTTCAAGGATGAATATGGAAAGACAACTTCGTAATATGGGTGGACTTATGACACTCGAAGAGCCAAGACAAGGTTATTTTTTAGGTAAGATTGTAAGAAAAGCTAAAAAAGCTGTAAAGAAAGTTGTTAAATCACCATTGGGTAAGGCTGCAATATTAGGTGCAGGTATATATGGATTAGGTGGTGGATTTGGATCTACCGGTTTTAGTAAAGCTTTACTTAAAGCAAGAACTCTTGATCCTTTTTTAGCTGGTGGTAAGTTTAGTACACTAGGAGATATATTTAGAGTTGGTGGTGCAGAAGGTGCAAAATTTAGTGTACCTAGAATACTAGGTGGACTTGGAGCTGCTGGAGCTATAGCTGCACCATTCTTAATGGGCGGTGATGAGGAAGAAATTATTGATGAAGGTGTTGATTTTTCAGGTGTACAACCAATGGTAGCTGACATTAGACAACAAGCTAAACAATATTATCAAGACCCTACAAAATCTGCATTATATTTTATGCCTCCTAAATCAGCTGTACAAAGTCAATTTTATGCTGCAGGGGGTGGATTAGCTGACATACCAAGAGGAGGGTATTCAGGAGGTCAATCTGTTTTATCAAAAGAACAGATGGCTATGATTTCTGATATGAAAAAGAAAGGCATGGACATGTCTACTATAGAATCTATGACAGGCGCTACAGCAGATCAAATAACTAATTACTTATCTTCATTAAATCAAAAACAAGAAGGTGGAATTATGGACCTAGGAGGTCTAGAAAAAGATTACAGAGAAGGTGGTTTTGTACCACTAGGAGCTGAGGAAAGAGCGGACGATGTGCCGGCTAGACTTAGCAAAAATGAATTTGTATTTACAGCAGACGCTGTAAGAAATGCAGGCGGAGGCGACATAGATAAAGGCGCTGAGGTTATGCAAAATATGATGGACAATTTAGAAGCAGGTGGTATGATTTCTGAAGAATCTCAGGGTATGGAAAATCCTGCACAAGAAATGTTCGATCAAGCACAAATGTTGGAGGGTAGATTAGCATAATGGCATTACCAGATTATTTACAAGAAACCGCCAAGGATTACGCCAAGCAGTTAACGGCTGCAACTTCTGCACCTATAGATACAAGTAAATTTACAGGTCGTCAGTTTGTTGCTGGTGAAGATCCATTACAATCACAAGCTATTAGTTTAGCAACACAAGGTATTGGTGGCTTTCAACCATTTCTAACATCAGCTCAACAAGCTATAACACAGGGTGGACAGACACTTGGACAGGTTGGACAAGATATTTCAGGACTCGGACAGTTCATGGGCACGGGAGCAGGGACCGGGGCTGGATCAATTTCATCTTTTCAATCACCATTTCAACAACAAGTTATTGACGAATCATTAAGACAGTTTGATTTATCCAGACAAGGTGGTTTACAACAAATTGGAGATCAAGCAATTACAGCTGGTGCATTTGGTGGTGGTAGACAAGGTGCATTAGAAGGACAGTTTATGGCCGACACCGCATTAGGTAGAGCAGGACTTGAAGCAACATTAAGAGCACAAGGTTTTGCAGATGCAGCAGCAAGAAGAGGACAAGCATTTGGACAACAACAAGCATTAGCAAATCAAAGAGCTGGTTTAGCAAATCAACAAGCAGGATTAGCACAAAATCAATTTGCATTATCTAATTTTCAACAAGCTGGTAGAGCTGCAGACGTAGCTAACTTAGGTCAACTAGGTGCGTTTAGACAAGGATTAGATCAATCACAATTAGCAGCCGATCAACAAGCGGCACAAACTGCAGCTTACGAACCTTTTGGTAGATTATCAACTTATGGAACAGGACTTACAGGTCTTGCTGGTGGTGTTGCTGGTCAACAATTTGAAGCACCTGCAGCTCCTAGTCCGTTCTCAACGGCTTTAAGTACAGCATTAGGTATTGGAAATTTATTCGGCAAATTTAGGAATTAATTATGAGACCATTAAATAGACCTATGTTTAGATACGGTGGCCCTATCAAAGAGGGAATCATGACCGGTATGAAAGAGAAGCAAGCTATCAATACTGTTGGTAGTCCACTTGCACCAAAAGATGAAACAGGTAGAGGTGGTTATGCGTTTCCACTAGCAGCAGCGGCAATACCTGCTTTAACTACAGCTGGTAGATTTTTACTTAGACCTTTTGGTCAATTTGTAACTAGACAGTTTGCAGGACCTAATATTATAAGAACAGGTAAAGGCGGTCAAAAATTATTAACAACAGGTGCAGGTTCAAGTAAAATTCCAGCAGGTTTTGAGAAATCTATATTTCAACCAAGTGCTGTAGGTAAATATTTTATGTCATCACCTGAAGGTAGATTTGTTACGGGGGCTTCTGGAAAAGCAGGAGCTGCAGGTAAAAAAGTTTTTGGCGCAGTTAAATCTTTAGCTAAATCACCTTTAACTGTTGGATCTGTTCTTTATTATGGTGGTGGTAAATTATTACCTGATGGTACGCCTGATCCAGAAGATCCAAAAAATTATAAACCAGCTGGTGAAGGTAGACAATTTACAGGTGATGAAGCAATGGTAGGTGATCCAAGAAAACCATTGCCTGATTCTAAACCAAAACCAAGTCAAAAAGATTTAACAAAAAGTAGAATTGAAGCAACTAAAAAAAGATACTACGATATTTTTGAATTAGACAAAATGAAAAAAGACTCTCTTTATGATTCATTACTTGATGCAAGTAATATTGTACAAGAAGAAGGTGCAGATTTAAAAGGAGCTCTCAAATCAGGTACATTACAAAATAGAATTATAAATGCCATATCTAAAAACTTAGATAAGTCTACAGATCTTAAAAAACAAATTGATGCTGCAATACTTAAAGGTGAGATAGAAAAAGATGTTGCTGGTGCTAAACCTGGTAGTTATTTAAAACAAGCAGAGGACTACGCTGAAATGAAAAATGTATCAGTTAGCCAAGCATATAAAGATTTAGGTTTCGATAAACGAGGAGATTTAAATGAAGGTGTTCAATTATATTTAAAAACAAATAAAGTTGCACCTGCAGGAAACGATTTAGCAACTCTAGCTCGTAGTTATGAAATAGATATTGCTGGAATTGAAGACACAACAACCGTAAAAAATAAAATAAAAGAAAAAGGTTATGATGAAGTTGGATATTTAACAGAAATATTATCTAATCCAAACGCCAATGTTCAACCGGGTAATTACGTAATCAACAACAGAGTGTTAAACGTCGACGCAGATAAAAATATCACACCTGTCTTTTAGGAGTTTAGATGTCAATATTTTTACAGGGAAACAATCAATTAGATAGTCCTGATAATCAAAAAGTTGGAACAATAGAATCTATTTTATCTGGTGTTGCATCAGGTTTAATACAGATACCAAGAGGTTTTTTTTCACTTGGTGCAACTCTTATGGATCTTGGTGTTGATCAAGGTAGAGCTGCAAAAGTAGAACAATTTTTTGATGATCTTACAGAGTTTGATGAGAAAGCAGAAGCGACTACAGCTGGTAGAATTACAGAAGCATTAGTTAATATAGGTCTACCTGCAGCAAGAGGTTTTAAAGTAGCATCTAAAATGGCTGATGATGCTATGCGTGCCGGTAGAAATAATAAATACTTTAAAGCTAGTAATCCTAAGCTTAAAGGAGCGGTGGATGAAGCATTAGAGTTAAATTCAAAGGGTAAAACAAATAAATTTATTGCAGGTGCATTAGGTGGTGGTTTAGCCGAAGCTGTATTTGTAGGTGATGTAGAAAAAATAGGATCATTTGGAGATTTAATTGGTGGACCAACAAAAATAGATAGATCTTCTGATGACGATCCAACAAGAGAATTATTAAACAGAGTTAAGTTTGGTGTAGAAGGTGCATTATTTACAGGCGTCATAGGTGGTGCAGGTAAAGTTGTTAAAAAATTAACTAATCGAAACAAACAATTAGATGTAGCAAACTCTAAATTAGATGCATTTATTGATAAAATTGCATCAGGGTTCAGGGCACGTAGTGGTAAAACACAAGAATTTTTTGACATAGAAAGAACTTCTGTAGGAGAAAGGGCTGCAGATGCTGCAGGTGCAAGAAACATATCTAGAGAATTAGATCAAGCAATAGACAAAGTGTTTCCGCCTATTCGAACTGTATTAAATCAAGGAGAAGCTGCAAAAAGAAAACAAATGCTAACAAAAATAAATGATTTGTTATTATCTGGTAAAGCAGAATTAGATGACACTGGTGTTGCAACATTTGGTAAATTAGATGATGCACAAAAGAATTCATTGGTAAAAGAACTAAAAGATATGAAAGTAGACGACCAAGTTATTACAGACATACTTGCTAATCTATCTTCAATAAGAGGAAGATGGTCTGATTTATTTTCTAAATTAGGTAGATCGTTAGGACAAAATGAAATTAAAGAATTTAAAAGTTTGTTTGGTAACAAATTTAAAAGTTACATTGGATCTACTTATGATATATTTCAAAACCAAAGTATCTTTCCATGGGTTCGATATAAACCAACACAAGAAGCAGTAAACGAAGCTAAAGAAGTTTTTAAGTCTAGTGCAAGAGAAGCTGGTGAAGAGATGACAGATCTTCAAGCAGAGCAAGCTGTGACAAGAGTATTAAAAACTGCAAGACTACCAAAAGGTATGAGAATGGATAGACCATCAGATGCTATCTTTGAAGTGCCAGGTTTTTTTGTAAACAGGACTACACTAGATGAGGTTGTAACAGCTAGAGGATCTGCACTAGTTTCTGCTGGTGCAATTAAAGAAGCGGATAGAAAAGTATTTGAAAAACTTTTAGGTAAACAAGCTAATCCTATGCAAACAATTATAGGGGGCACAGCTAAATTATCTATGATTACAAGACGAAATTTATTTTTTGAGGATTTAATTAAAAAATCTAAAGAATTAAAAATTGCTGGAAAAAAACCTTTGTTTGCAGAAACAGCAGATGAAGCAAGATTGTTATTTGGTGATGACTTCCAACAAATAAGAATTGATCAAGCTAAAACACTTAGTGTTGCAGCGAAAGGGGGTTCAATAAATCCACTTAATGAATTGTATACAACATCAGGCATAGCTAAAGCATTAGAAGGAACATCTCTTTCTTTTGATAAAGCAGGTATACTTGGACAATTATATCAAAGTCTTATATTATATCCAAAGGGTTTATCACAAATAGCAAAAACAATTTTATCACCAGTAACACATATTAGAAACTTTGTGTCTGCTGGTGCGTTTGCAACAGCAAACGGTATCATACCAAATCCAGAAGCAATTAGAACAGCATATCAAGCACTACAAACACCGCTTAAAGGCACAAGAATGCAAAACGATTTGTATGAAGAGTTGTTAAGATTAGGTGTTGTAAATTCTAACGTAAGATTAGGAGACTTAACTAGATTGCTTGAGGATGTAAACTTTGGTGAAACTATGACATCAGACAAAGGCATGAGAATGTTACTCAAACCACTATCAAAATTAAAACAAGTATCACAAGATTTATACACAGCTGAAGATGATTTTTGGAAGATAGCGTCATGGGCTACAGAAAAAATGAGAATAGAAAAACAATTTGCAAACAAAGGTATTACAAGAGGCATGACTATAAAAAGAAATGGTGCAGATATTGTAATAGATGAACAGTTTTTTAAAGAAGAAGCAGCAGATATTGTAAGAAACAATATACCAAACTATGATTATGTATCTGACTTTGTTAAGTCATTAAGAAAATTACCTATTGGTAATTTCGTGTCGTTTCCTGCAGAGATAGCTAGAACAGGCACAAACATTGTAAGAAGAGGATTAAGAGAAATAAATGAAACAGTAACATTACCTGATGGAACAGTAGTAAAACCGTTTGAAACTTTGGGGTATACAAGATTGTTTGGTTTTGGTGCTACAGTTGCAGCAGTACCGTATGCAACACAAAAAGCTTTTCAAGCTATCTACGATGTAACTGACGAAGAACGAGAAGCTATTAGAAGATACGTTGCTGATTGGTCAAAAAACTCAACATTACTGCCAATAAAAGACAAAAATGGTAATTTTAAATATATAGATTTTAGTCATGCTAATGCATATGACACTTTAGTAAGACCCGTACAAACAGTTATTAATGCAGTGGCTGATGGTAGAACAGATGAAGATGGGATCATGGATGACTTTCTTGCAGGTACATTTATATCTATGAAAGAATTTGCACAGCCATTTATATCAGAATCTATTTGGACAGAGGCAGTAACAGATTTAATAGCTAGGGGTGGTGAGACAAGAGAAGGCTTTAGAGTATTTAATCCACAAGATCTACCTGGAGATAAAGCAACTAAAATAATGAAACACTTAGTAAGAGCACAGATGCCTTTCTCATTTGAACAATTAAAAAGATTAGATAGATCTATTGAATCTGTAGATGTTTTAACTAAAGGTAAGTTTGATGAATACGGTCAAGTATTTGAATTCGGTGATGAGTTTCAAGGTTTGTTTGGTTTTAGAGAAGTAAAAGTAAATCCTGAACGTGGACTTGATTTTAAAATTGCAGACTACCAAAGAGGTGTGAGACAATCCAGACAATTATTTACTAGAGAGTCTTTACGTGGTGGTCCAGTAGAACCAAGAGATGTTGTTAATGCATACATAAATGCAAACAGAGCCTTATTCGATGTAAGAAAAAATTTTAAATCAGATATAGATGCTGCAAGAGTTTTAAATATAAGTGATGATTCGTTTAGATCTTCTACAGCTAGATTATCAAATGTAGATGTTGCAACAATAGATAATAATACCTTTAGACCAATAAATATATCTGCTGATATACGATTAGCATTTAGAGAAAATGCAGATAAACTTGGACTAGCAGATCCTCTTGATACAGCATCAAGTGTTATACAAGATATACAATCTCAAATGAGAGATGTTTCTTTAACAGATACAGAGTTTCCATTTTTTGAAAACCCACTATTACCTATTATGCAAGACACACCTGCAACACCAACATCGTTAAATTTACCAGGTATTGACTCAAATATAATTAATAATCCAGGTGCAGCCGGATCTTTTTCTAACTTGACAACAGCAGATAAACTGCGAATATTGTTTCCACAAGGATAATTATGACTAAGAAATCGGCATTGCAAAAAATAGAAGCGCATGAAAAACTTTGTAGAATCATGCAGAAACAAACGTTCGAACAAATAAAAGAAATGAGAGAACGTATTAAACGAATTGAATACATGATTGTAGCTGGAATGGGATCAATAATTCTAGCTTTACTCATGAATTATATGAAATAATGACAGCTGGTTTTGGTATAGGTATGTTTGTTTATAGCATGAGTTGCTTATTGATTGGTGCTTTAATTGCATATTATATTATTAATAAAGTTCAAAAAACTCCAGAAGAAACAGAACAAGAAGAAAACGAAAAATATTTAAGAGAACTACAGGGGAAACTATAATGGAACTTACACGTAATTTTACTTTAGCAGAATTAATCAAATCAGATACAGCAATACGTAAGGGTATCAATAACAATCCTAACGCAGAACAAATAGAAAAATTAAAAGTATTGTGTGAAAAAATTTTACAGCCGGTACGTGACCACTTCGGCAGGGTCAAGGTGACCAGCGGGTTCCGAAGCCCAGAGTTATGTGTTGCTATTGGCAGCAGTTTAAATTCGCAGCACTCGCGGGCGGAAGCGGCGGACTTCGAAGTAGTGGGTGTGGATAATTGTGAGCTTGCTGATTGGATACATAGAGAGCTAGAATGGGATCAATTAATCCTCGAGTTCTACACTCCAGGGGAACCCAACTCGGGCTGGATACATTGCAGTTATACTGAAGGTATGCCAAGAAAATCTTTTTTACATGCATTTAGATCTGAAGGTAAAACAAAATATAAACCTATTATAGGTAAAGCAAAAGATTTATTTGTTTAGAAATACCAAAGCAAACACAATACAAGGCTAATCCATAATCCAAATCTTATAACAACTCCAGGTCTTAGATCCATTCTTTTAATTCCTCTCCCATTATTTGTGTAGCTATATCTACTTTCTTACGTAGCGCTTTTACTATTCGCGTATCTACAGTATTCTCACATATAATGTCAATGTAAGTCATAGGTTTTTCTTGACCGATACGATCTATTCTAGCTTCTGATTGTTGTCGTTTCTCTAAGTCATAACCATTAGAATAGTATATCATGGTGCTAGCAGCTGTGAGTGTAATACCATAACCACCAGTCTGTGTTGTTCCTACAAAGAACCGGACTCCGGAATCAGGGTCCTGGAATTTTTTTATATTTTCTTGTCGTTCTTCTTGTGGTGTTAAGCCATAATAATCTACATAACAACCCTCTCCATATTCATTATGTAATGCTGTTAATATATTATCAACATCTCTTTGAAACTGTGCCCAAATAACCACTTTACCTTCTACCTCATACAATAGATCTAATAATTCACCAATTCTATTATTAGGCATTTCTTGTATTGTGCCATCATCAGCTTTAAAATGACCACAAGTTATTTGTTGTAATCTCATCAACTGAGTCAACACAGTAGCTGTAGACATTAATTTACCGTT